GCTGCCGTCGAGGTGTACTTCTGGTACCAGAAGATCTCGTCGGCCTGGAGCACTTGGAAGGAGCCGTAAGTCGCGCCAGGCACCAGCACCGGCTGCCCGGTTGGGTTCGGTGCCGGGATCTGCTCGAGGTGGTACCACTCGTCGTGCAAGAATGTGTGGGTGATGCGGTAGTAGTTGTCGATCGGCGCAGCCTGGAATCCGCGGTACAGGAGCGAGCCCTGCGGGTAGCCGATGAACGTGGCGTTGTTCCGCTTGCCGACGGTGCTGCTGTACGTCGAGTAGGCGGGCTCGGCCGACGGCGTCCCGCTCGGGAGGGTGCGATCCCACCACACTTCGACCGAGACAAGGGTCTGCGGGACCTCGTATTCGCGAGGGTTGCCGTTCAGATCGACCGCCGTGCCGGCGATGTCTGTAAAGCCCGACGGTGTTCCGTTCGTTGGCAGCGTCGCGCCCGATCGGTAGAGCGCAGCCTGGCGGATGCTCGTCGAGCGGGTCACGATGCAGAATTGGCCGGCCCCGTCCTGCAATGGGCCGCGGGTCGAATAGCGAATGGTCACACGCCAGGCGTACGTCCGCTCCATGAGCGGCGTGACGGTGACCTCGCGGCTGACCAGCGTCTTGTGGTAGCCGTCATTTTCATGGATGAATGAATTCGGCCGCTGCCTTGGCTTGGCTACAGCCGCCAGCATGGCGACATGCCCGGGAAACGGGTCGAGAGCGCTCGAAGGCGTCCAGGTGACCGTATACACGGCCGTCAGGGAGCACTCGTTCGGGAACGCATCCAGCTGGTAGCTGCGGCTTTCCTTAAACTCATCGACGCTAAAGGTGCCCATTAGTTGTCCCTCGCCATCTTCTCAATGCCGCGGGCCGTCTTCTCGGCATAGGACATGCCCCTGGCCGATCCCATGCCGCCGGCGAGCCCCTGCCCGCTCAGGAAGTCCGATCCGAGCGGGTTGAAGAACCGTGCGATCGGATTAGCCACAGGGTTCGCAATCGGCCCGCCTCCCAGGACTCGGCCCGGATACTCGCGCAGCCGGTCGAACATCTCGGTGAAAAAGCTCTTGAAGTCCTCGGCTGCGGCCTGCGAGCCAGCCGGCGCAGCCATGAGGCGCTGTGTTTCCGACGAGATCGCCCGCTGCTTGACCTGTTCAATGGCCTGCATTTCCGACGCCATCACAGGACCGAGCGCCATGCTTTGGCGCATCTTGGCCAGCTCAGTCTGCATCTGCGCGGCCCGAGCCTGCGGCGAGAACCGGGACGCAATTTCCTGTATCTCGAGGTTGCGTCGGTCGATCTGCTCGAGGACGTTCCGCATCATGGCGAGCGCCGACGAAACCCCTTGGATTCCGGTCGCGATGGCCGTGGCTGCGGTCGCCTTGTTGATCTTGCCGAGCTGGCGGTTCACGTCGTTGACGCCGCGCACGACGCCCGACGGGTCCACCTCGGCCCGGATGACGGCTTTCATCTCTTTAGCCATTAAGCGACCTCCCGAAGTCCTGGATGCCGCTTCGGACCCATGGGAGCAGTTCGTGGGCAGGCTTGCGCGTCATGGTGCAGGCGATGCAGGAAAGCAGCCACTCGCAACGCTCGAGCGTGGTGAACTCAGTCGCGGCGATGTTGCCCGGCATCGTCATTCGGGTGGCCTCGTCTCCGTTGCGCCAGCGCCGCCGTTCGGCGGCGGAGTAGGGCGCTTCTTCGTGACCTCCAAGAGCAGCCAGTCGGACAGTTCCGCCCGCAGCCGGCCGAGGTCGGTAGCGTCGGCCACGAACGCCGATCCGTCTTCGCATTGCAGGTTCGACGCGAACCACCACCGATCCGCGCCTGCCCGGAGGTAGTCCTCCATGGTGGCCTCGCGGACGAGCACGACGCCGAGCTCGGGGTGCTCGACGCGCCGCGTCTTGGCAAAGAGATGGGTCAGGTCCCGCGGCATCAGGCTTCGTCCAGGGACAGCGACCAGATGCCGGGCCCGGTGCCATCGTCGGTGCGCGAAGCGCTGGTGATGTGCCCGGTGATCGTGTATGCGACCGACCCTTGGTCGGTGTAGGTCAGCACGACGCTTCGGTTGACAGCATCTGCCAGGCTGGTCGGGTAGATGTGCGTCCGGAGGTTGTTGTCAGTCGTGCTGTCCTGGGCAAGCATCTCAAACGTCGCCGTCCTGCGGATGCGGCCCGGTGCACGCTTTTCGCGGAAGTCGGAAATGGTCGTGACGTCAAGCGATGCGCGCTCGAACGACACGGACACGTTCCGCACGGGAAACGTAACCGCGCCTCCGCCGTTGAAGTTAAGCGTTCCGGTTCCGCCGAATCCGATGATCGTTGCCATGGTTTAGCCTTCTCTCACTTGCATAGTGAGCGAAATGGTGATGGTCCGTTCGGCGTCCTGCTGCCCATCGTCGGGCGACTCGGCACCGGTTGCGAAGCTGATTGTCTCGACGCCGATGCGGCACGAAAGCGATGGCGTTGACGGCGTGAAATTGGGGTTCGCGCTGAAGTACGCGCCGATGGAATCTGCGATGTTTGCGATCTCGAACAGATTGTCGCCGATGATCGTGATAGTGGCCTCGATGGCCCAATGCCCCGAAAACGTGCCTGGATGGTGCTGCACGGGCGTACAGGTGCACTCGTACACGGCGACAGGCGTCGGCGTTCCTGCCACACGCATGGACGCATTGAGCGGCGGGACAGGAGCCGCCGAGGCGCAGGCAGCGCTGGCATAGTCCACGAACGACGTGAGCGCGTCGTAGTAGCTCATGACAGCGCCTTTCGAGCTTCGATAATAATCTGATCGGCGACCGCCTCAAACATGGCCTGCGCCGATCGACGGGCCCACCGGAGCGAGCGGTACGAGCCCGGAACGCGCTTGCCGCTGGCTTTGTGCCGGAAACCGCCCTCGAGCAAATGCCAGATCTTCTGCCGATGGCGGGCCCGTTTGGCCGCGTAATCGACGCCGATCTCGAACATGAGTCGCGCACCGGGCCCCGCGCCCATGCGCTTCGGACCGTCGAGCTTGACGGCCGAAGCGATGGCGCGACGGTGGATGCCGGTTCCGTCGTAGTTGGCCGTACGCCACACCGTCGCAAGGGTCTTGACGTATGGCTTCGTCGCCGTTCGGATGGCCCGCCGGCGCACGTTCTCGGCGACGCGGGCAGGAAGGCGCTCGAGCAGCCTGGCGGCCTCGACCTTGTTGACCGTGACCTTCACCTTGGTGCCGAGGCGGGCCCCGGCGGATGGGCCGCGGATCATGGCAGCACCTCGGTGGCTTCGATCTCGAGGCGGCGCTGGCGGCCGTCGCGGTCCCAACAGCCTCGAAGGTTGAAATAGCGCGTCGTGCCGCGGTCCACCCACTTCAGCCGGCTGCGGGTCGTGACGTCAGGATGCCAGGCGGCGAGGATGCGCCAGTCGGTGCGGATGGCGGGCCCGCCGTCATCGACCACGTCGTTCGTCTGCATCTGCTCGGCATGGCAAGCAATGACCACGACATCCGACCACGTTTCCGCCGCCTGGCCGAGGGAATCCGTCGTGACGCTGCGATTCTGCACCGTCATGGCGTAGCGCAGCATTCCGGACGGGACGTGCGCCATTACCCAATCCCCTTCCCCATCATGGCCGAGATGCGGTCCCAGTAGTCACTCGACAGGGTTACCGTATCGTCGCCGCGGCTCGCAACGTGTTGCGTTACACGCTGCAACAGCGCCATTTCAAGTAGCGGGTTTAGCGTGTTCGAGCCGCAGCTTACGGTAAGGATGAGCGGGTACGAGAGATCGTCCTCGTCTAGGCTCGCATACTGGAGCCCGTTGATGGTGACCAGCGTCAGGTTGATCGTGGCCGAATTGTCATCGACGCACGTCGCAGCCGTCGCCGGCTGCCGGGAGAGAAGTACAAGCTTCTCCGTGTTCGTTGGCTCTACGCCGACGTACTGCGTGCGGGTGGTCGGGTCCACGACCCAGCCGGTGCGCTCCTCGAGCTCGCGCACGGCCGCCTCCCAGGCGATGCCGATGGCGGGATCGTCCTCGGTGTGAGGGATGCGAGCCCAGGCGCGGAACTTGGCAAGGTCCAGGGGCATCGTGCTCCTTCAAGCAGGGGCGTCGGGGGTGCAGCCCGACGCCCCTGCCGATGGGAGGAGAAGAACCGTCAGGCGTTGGTGACCTGGAGTTGCACGAGCGACTTCACGCGGGTGAAGGCCGAGTTTGCGAACGCCATGCCCTGGAAGATCACGCGGGCCGAGCTGGCAGCGGTGATCTCGTCGCGGATCATGCCGATGCCGCCCCACTCGCGCACGGAGAATCCGTCGCGGATGTTGCCGAGGACCGCGATTACGTTCTTGCCGGTGGTTGCCGTCGCGACGTGCGCCGGGAGGTACTCGGTGACGTAGACCGGGAGGCCCATGAGCGTGAACGGAGCCGCGCCGACGAGCGCCGCGTCAGCCGACGGCACGAAGATCGGCACACCGTTGACCACAATGCCCGCGATGGTCGCGTAGACGTCCTGCGGGAGAATCCACGCCGCCGAGCCCCAGTACGCAGCCGGGAGCTTCTCGTAGCGCATCTTCGTCAGGTTTGCGACCGTAGCCTTCGCAACCGCAAGGGCTCGGGTCGTTCCGGTCGACGTGTCGGACACGATATTCACGTTCGCGTTCACGGTGAAGATGCCCGTCGGCGAGTTCGTCCCGGTGCCGCCGGTGTAGCCCCATTCGAGGTTCTTCGAGAGCTGGCGCTGGAGCGTGTCCATGACCTCGGCCTCGATGTCGAAATTGGCCTGCCGGATCAGCTGCTGGCTCACCTGGGTGAACGGGATGCACGGAACGGGCGCGATCGGCACCTCGGTGAAACCGGGGTCGATCGAGGTCCGCGCCGTGGTGGCCGTGTCAGGCTGCGTCCACGCCGAGGTGTAACCGGCCGTTTCGAGGTTGTTGTAGCGCAGCGTCGGGTAGCCCTGGACACCGGTGCGGATGTCCGCGAGGTTGCGGACCACGGTGTTCGCATCCAAGTACCGAAGTACGGAATCCTCGTAGAGCTTTGGAATCAGGATGCTGCTCGAAGCGGTCGAGATGATTTCGCGCTGTTCCGGCGCACGGCCGCCCTTCAGGTAGCCGAGGAACTGCTCGCGGTACTCGGTCGAGGACCGCCATTCTTCGGCCTGCTCGCGCTTCTCCTTGCCGACCTTCGCCAGCACGGTGTGGCTCGCGAACTTCTCGCGCAGCTCGGCCGCGGACCGCTTCTGGTTGAGCTCCTTGAGCTCGTCCATCAGCTCGGTCGCACGAGCTTCCTGCTCGGCGTTGATCTCGTCATTCGCGAGAATGCCGTTTACTTCCGCCTCAATCGCCTTACGGCGCTCAATGATTTCTGCCTGCTTCATAGCGTGATGCTCCGGTACCGCAGACGAAGCCGGGCGAGCGCCCGGCTGTAGGTGCGAGCTTCGGCGGCCGTCTGCGGGTACGCGCCGGATTCGACAATGGACACCTCGCGTAGATCAACGTCTACGAGGGTGCGCTCGGTGCCCTTCCAGGCGTCCGAGCGAACGATGAAACCGAACGACATTTCGGACAGGACGCCCGAATCGACCAGCGCATAGACGTCCTTCGCCCGCTGCGTGTCGGGCAGCTCGACGTCGAACGCCAGCCCGCGTGTGTCACTCGCGAGCTTCAGGCGCTGGCTCTTGGTGTTTGCAAGCAGCTCGCGCCGGTCATGGCCGACCAGCAGCGAGATGTTCCCGGCGAGGCTCCGGTCGAATGCGCCACGGGCGACGCGCTCGGTGAACGGCTTGCCGCCGTTGACGCTGCGAACGACCAGCGGGTGACTCGGTGCGTCGTACACCGCGGCGTAACCGGCGATCCGGTTGCCTTGGCGCTCGAAGCTCGTCGTACGGACCTCAAGCATCCTCGGCCTCCTCGTTGTCGGGCCCGGTGGCTGCCGACGCGCCGCCAGGCATCGTGACCGCTGGCGTGTCGAGCCCTTCGACGGGAGGCAACCCGAGGTAATGCCTTGCGTCGTTCGGGCTCATCACGCCAGCGAGCACGAGCTTCGAGAACGCCATCCCCTGGTCGCGCAGATTGCCCCGCGTGATCGGGGTGGTGTCGATGCGGACCGTCTCGCCGGGACCGCAGAGCTTGCGCGTGAGCTCCGACTCCCACGCGCTCGCCCATGCGGCAATGGCTCCGTCGGCGTATGCCCGCGCCGTTTCGGCCTGGCTTGAGAGCGCCCCGCCGCCCTGCTGGAACAGCATTTCCGGCGGGACGCCAAAGGCGCGGGCGATTTCCTGCACCGAGAACCGCCGCGACTCGAGCATGGTGCCCGACGTCTCCTGGCTGATCTTCTCGGCCTTCATGCCCTCGCGCAGGATCAGCGGGCGCGACGCGCCGTCGGCCGTGGCGTGCATGTTCATCCAGGCGTCGCGGATGGCCTGCACCGTCTGGTCGCTCATTGCGCCTGGGTGCGTGATGGCGACCTTGCCCATGCTGCCCGTCTTGACAAGCGACGCATGGGCGGCCGACTCGTCGGCCGCCAGCTGCATCGTCCACCGCGCCGCCTCAAGCGGCGATCGGTACCAGCACGGGTTCAGGTGATCCGGGTAGCAGCCGATGTGCAGGATCTGATCCTGCGCGAGCACCGTCTGGCCGACGCGGTACTCAACACCATCGTCGCGGATTTCGGCGCTCATGGCGTCCGCGGGCACCGGCTGAAGCTCGGCGACCGAGCCATCCGAGCCGCGGCGGATCAGCGCGAGCCCGTTGCCGTGCATCAGCGCCGTCGACGTCGTGTAGCGCCGGAACTCATAGCCCGACTGCCACCGGCTGGCGTCACGGTTGAGGAGCATGGCCACCGGGTGATCCGGCAGCTTCTGCCCAGCGTTGTCGTACACGTTGACCGTCAGCCGGGCGATGTCGGCCGAAATGAGCTGCGTCGCCCGCAGGACCGCGGGAATCCCATCGGCCGGTCCGGCCATGACAGGCTCGGGTCGCGTGTAGATCGCGACGCCCGACTTGAATCCGAAGAACCGTGAGAAGAAGCCCACGGTCGCATAGAACACAAGTGCCCAAAATCGTCAAGGCCAATTCCGGCAAACACGGACTATCCGAGCGGACAAGTTGACGCGCTCAAGCCGGTGGCCGTGCGGACCTGATGGTGCTCCATGAGCAGCGCCGCCATGTTCCCCGCGACCACGGCGTCGGTGTTGCCGGAGCTGCGGCCCTTCACCGGGCGGATGTTGCCGACGTTGTCGGCGATGAGGCGCACCGAGTTCAGCGCCGCCCGCAGGACCGGGTCGGGCTCGTAGAACAGCTGCTTCGACTTCAGGAGGTCGCCCCAGAGCTTCCACGCCGGTGCCATCGTGCGGATCGATTGATCAACCGGCACGATCGGCCAGCCCTTGTCCATCCACCGCTTAATGTCCTTCGCCTGGCTCGGGTGCGGGTCAACGCCGATCTTTCTAACCCCGAATTGGTGCATCAGGTTCTCGATTTCTGCTTCCACGATGGTCATATCGTGCCATTCGCCGGGCATCCGGCGGAGGTGGCCCTGCTCGACCCACGCGCCGAGCGGCTGCTTGCACCGCTTCTCGTCGCGCCCCATGTCGGTCCCTGCCCACCAGGAGACGTTCCGCGCCCGGATCACGCCGCCGTCCACGACCATCAGGCACAGCGTCGTGAGGTCGAGCTGCGGCCCGTAGCCACCGCGGGACAGGTCCAAGCCGATGACCGCCGGTGCGGCTTGGAGCCGGGTCCAGTCGGACGGCTGCATCTGCCGCTCAAGCACGGCAAGATCGATGTCGGTCGTGGCGAGTTCGTGGTACCGGCAGGCGAGCTGCGTCTCGAACTCGGCGATCTGCGCCGGGTCGCCCGACTCAAGCATCGTCCGCGCCGAGAGTTCGAGCTGGCCGGGGTCGATGATGACGTTCAGCGCCGGGTGCGCCTTCGGCCATGCGGCCGGGTCCGCGGCCTGGTCATCCTGTTCGAGCCCGTACAGCATCGGCCACCAGCCCGCCGGGTACGGGGTCCCGTCGGCGATGGCCCGCTCTAGGGCGTCCCAGTAGCCCCAAATGGGCCGCGTCTTCTGCTCGGGGTCAGGCGTCGTGATGGCGAGAAGCTGCGACGTCGGGAACTTGGCGAGCCCCGTCAGCAGCCGGCCGAATGCCTTCTCCATGCGGGCGACCTCGTCGGCGATGACCATGCGGGTCGTAAGCCCGTCGAGCGCCTTGTCGGTGCATGGCAGCGAGATGTACCGGTTGTTCCCGTGCTTCACGCGCCCAGGATGCGCCGGCGTCGAGCCGCCCGTCGATTTCCACTCGGAGACGCCGAGCGTCTCGGACATGACTGCCATGCGCTCGAAGGTCTTCTGCGCGAGCCGCGAATCCGGCGCGACGCTTGCGAACTCAAGCCGCGTCGAGCCGTCCCGCATAGCCGCCATGAGCAGGCTCGCCGCGAACTCGGTCTTCCCGTTGCCGCGGGCGACGGCCAAGAGCAGCGCCTTCGTCGCCGGCGTGTCAGACTTGCGGCCGTCCACCATGCGCCGCCTGGCGAGCAGGATCATGGCCACCATGCATTGCCACGGCATCCAGACGAGCGGCTGGCCCGCGCCAGCTTCCGCGCCCTGCCCGCACTTCAGCG